CGCCGGTGCTGGTGGCCTACCACTTCAAGAGCGACCTGATGCGGCTGCAAAAGGCCTTCCCGCAGGGCCGTGTGCTCGATGCCGATCCGGCCACGATCAAGGAGTGGAACGAGGGCAAGATTCCCGTGCTCTTCGCCCACCCGGCCAGCGCCGGCCACGGCCTGAACCTGCAGGACGGCGGCAACATCCTGGTGTATTTCGGCCACTGGTGGAACCTCGAGGAACGCATGCAGATCCTCGAGCGTATCGGCCCCGTGCGCCAGCTGCAGGCGGGCTACAACCGCCCCACCTTCATCTACAACATCATCGCCCGCGACACCGTGGACGACAACGTCATCGAGCGCGTCGATTCGAAGCGCGAAGTTCAGGAAATTCTTCTGGAAGCGATGAAACGGAGGAGCGCATGAGCGAAGCCGTCAACCACCCCGCGCACTACGGCGGCGCCGACAACACCTACGAAGCGATCAAGGTGATCGAGGCGTGGGGCCTGGGCTTCTGCCTGGGGAACACCGTCAAGTACATCAGCCGCGCCGGCAAGAAGGACGACATCGTTCAGGACCTGAAGAAGGCGCGCTGGTATCTGGATCGCGAGATCGCCAACCTGGAGAAGCGGAATGTCTGAAGCACTTCGCGTGCTGGACCACGGCCACGTCCGGCTGGTCGACCACATGGGCAGCGACCTGTCCATCGTCCGCAGCGCCCGCGTCTCGTACGACGCCGAGTGGCGCACCGGTGAAGACGAAGGCAAGGACGCGAAGCTGATCGCGTACCTCGTCAAGAACCGCCATACGTCGCCTTTCGAAGCGGTCTCCTTCACGTTCGACGTGAAGGCGCCGATCTTCGTGCTGCGCCAATGGCACCGGCACCGCACCTGGTCTTACAACGAGGTGTCGGCCCGCTACGCCGAGCTGCCCGAAGAGTTCTACATCCCCGACCTCGAGCAGATCACCACGCAGTCGGCCAGCAACAAGCAGATGCGCACGAACGAGCGCCATCCCAGCGCTGAGGACTGGCGCAACTGCATGCGCGGGCACAACGAAGTGACCTTCGACCTCTACCGGGCGATGCTGCGCGACGGCGTGCCGCGTGAGCTCGCGCGCTCGGTGTTGCCGGTTGCCACCTACAGCCGCATGTTCGCGACGGTGGACCTGCACAACCTGATGCACTTCCTGAAGCTGCGACTGCACGAGCACGCTCAATACGAGATCCGCGTGTACGCGGCTGCCATGCTGAAGCTGGTCGAGCCGATCGTGCCGGTGGCGGCGGCGGCGTTTCGTGAGCACTACCTCACCGATGGCGTGAACGCGCCTTCCAACGATCAACCCGGAGACACCAAATGACGACGATCACCGCGCCGCACCCGGCGCTTCAATCTGCCTCGTTCGTGATCGCCTTCGGCGGCGAGGGCGCTGCCGCTTACATGGTGCACGGCGGCTGGGAGGCGATGCTCGATAGCTTCGCGCGAAACACCATCGGCCACAGCGCCACCGACATGAGCCAGCCGACGCACCCGAACGCCGACGAATGGGCGAGCTGGCTGGAGGACTTCAACGACCTGGACGAATGGGCAAGCGACGAGAGCAACCTACCCTACAGCTTCGACAGCGAAGTCGGCGAGATCTCGACCGTGACGATCTACCGGCTGTCCGACGCCACGAAGGCGGCGCAGGACGTTCTCGCCGAGCGACAGCGACAGATCGAGGCTGAGGGATGGCATGCCGATCACGACGACGAGCACGCAAACGGTGAAATGGCAATGGCCGCTGCGTGCTATGCGGCGCACTCGTCCGTGTGGCAGGCAATCGAGCACACGACCGTGCGCAACAAGCCCGGCTTGGCTCAACGCCTCGTTTCAGCGCAGGAGTTCGTGCATCGGATGTGGCCGTGGGGCACGGCATGGTGGAAGCCGAAAGACGACCGCCGCAACCTCGTCCGCGCCGGCGCATTGATCCTCGCGGAGATTGAACGCCTCGACCGCGCGGCGGGTAGTGCTGGCGTGCAGGGAGGCGTTCATGGTTGAGCGCGACTCCGACGAGTTGGAATACGCGCAACGCTACGCAGCATTGCGCGCACGCGGATACCCGATGAGTGAAGCGGCTCGCAAGGCGCACCGCGAAATGGAGGCTGACGCTTCCAACCTTACCGCTGCTCGCATCGCCCTCAATGCTGCACGCAATGCTGGCGTGGGAGAAGAAGTACCGACGAGGAAGGAATGAAGCTGTACTACGACAAGTCGGAGTTGCAGGATGCGACCACGCTGTCCGAAAGCACCATCGACGAGGAAATCCGGCAGGGCCGGTTTCCGAAGCCTCGGCAGCTGGCCGGCCGCCGCGTCGGCTACCTGGTCGAGGAAGTGATCGAATGGGCACGTACGCGCCCGATTTCCGAGCAGCTCCCGCCGCCGAACACCGGTGCTAAGAAGCCGCGGCGCGCGCGAGTTCTTCAAGACGCGCATCAAGGCGCGTGAGCCAGGTCAGGCGTTCGGCGTCGTACTGGTGCCGGTTATAGACGCCCATGACGCCCGGCAGCATGTGCCCCAGCACCGATTCGGCAACCTCGGCAGGGCAGCCCATGATCGCGAGTTGCGTGCGCACCGTGCGGCGCAGGTCGTGCGGCGACCAGTGCGTCACCGGCAAACGCGGGCGCGGCTGAGCCCCCTTCTCTTTCGTCTTGCAGTAGGGCTGATGGTGATACACGCCGCCCTGCACGACTTTCTGCTCCATGGGAATCTCCGAGCCATCCTCGGCGGTGACGACCGACGGGAACAGGTAGCGGCTCGCGACCGCTGAGCGCCGCATCACGATCGCCCTGGCCCGGCCGATGAGCGGCACGCGCAGATCCGTCGCACCCTCGCGCCGCGCGTTCTTCGTCTTCTCCTTCGGAATCGTCCACCAAAGCCCCGTCGACTCTTCGGTGATTTCGCCTTTTTCCATCGCCATGATCTCGGCGCCGCGGGTGCCAGTCCACAGGTACAGCGCCACGACGTCCTGCAGCAGGCGCGAGAAGTTCGGCAGCCAGTTGACCAGCACGCCGAGCTCCTTTTCGTTGAGCACGCGCTTTGTCGAACCCATGTGCTTGCCGTCGATCTTCTTGCCTTTCGTGCGCGGCATCTTTCCACGCCACACCTGGCGCCACCAGTTCGGCGTGTTCTCGGGCAGCTTGTCGGCGTCCAGGCCGTAGTCGTACGCAGCCCCCATTTCCTGCCGCACGCTCGCCATGAGCACAGGCCGATCCGACAGCCCCTGCAGCAGGCTGTATGCCTCACTGCGCAGCAGCAGCGCGGCCGGGCGCTCTGCGATCGGCGCTGTGTGGGCCTCGAGCAGGCGCCGCACCTCCGCGCGCCCCTTGGGCTTGCGGTGCAGGTCAATGTGGCCGGCGAGGTAATCCTGCACCAGGTCGGCCACGCTGTAGGGCTTCTCTTTCTCAGCCACAGCAGCCGCGCGCGCCCGCTGCCGAGCCGCACGCTTTTGCAGCTGCAGGTCGACGCCGTTGTCACGTTCCGTGCGGCGCTTCTCCCATTCGACGGCGGCGGCCGGGTAGGACATGGATGGCCACTCGCCCAGCTTCAGCTGGCGCATGCCGCCGTCCACCGGGCTCTTGTAGCGATAAATCCAGCTGCGCCGCGTGTCGGTCGCGACGAGCCGCAGGCCCGGGTGCTCCTGTAAAGTGATGTGCTCGCCAGCCGGTAACAGCTTGGCGGCGCGTGCGTCGAATGACATGGCCTGCTCCTGAGCGCAGCGTAGCTTTTTGACAGTGCCGGCGTAACTTTCAGGTCGGGCCGGCGTCAGTTTTTCGAGGGACCACAGAAAAGCTACGCTGCGACGACAAGTGTAGCCGGGCCTAAACGGGTGTTGTCGGGCGACTGAAGCGGGGCAGGAAAATCAAAAATCTCAGAGGAATCAACGAGTTGCAGCTGGACACCTCGGAAAATCAATGGCTTGCGAAACTCGCGAGGCCGGGCGTTACGCCGATGATGCAGCGGCGTCGCTCACTGTATAGACGAGCCACAAGAACCTGAAGCTACGCCGAAAGTCACGCCGAGCAGGTAGGCACTGTACGCGTGTACAGTACACCGGATGCAGGAAGTCGAGCAGTTCAAGTGGTGGTTACCGCCGGGCCAGGGCCGCAAGAAACCGTATCTATCCAGCTGGCACATGACGGCCGAGGAGGCCGCGAAGCGGGGCGCGCTGCGTCCGGAGACCACCTCGCGCATGGTGATCCGAAGGCCTGAAACGGCGCAGGAAGCGATCGAGATGCAACGGCGTACCGACACCTCCGTGTGGGCCGGCGCGAAGCGCTGAGGCCCCTCACGCCGCGTCGCCGAGGCACACGCCGCGCTCCTCGTGCCGGCGCTTCGTCAGGCCTGGCAGGGACACCAGCACCCCGGCCACACGGGCCTTGTCCCACCGGGGCAGCTCCTCGCAGGCGGCCGGGATCGCGCCCTGTTTGAGCAGCCGCGCCGCCTGGCTGTTGGCCGGGTCGCAGGTGATCTTCGGGCCCATGTTGTAGACCGCGTCCGCGAACGCCGCGAGCACGTTGGGCGGCAGGTCCGGGGCGCAGCGCTCCACCGTCTCGACCGCGTGGCGCATGTCCGCGTCCATGAACGCGTCGCACTCCTGCAGGCTGTAGCGCCTGCTCTTCGCCACGTCGGGGCCGGTGTGCCCGCGGCAGACGGTCAGGATGCCGGGCGGGTCGTAGTACGGGGTGAACTTCAGGCCTTCGTGGCCGGTGGCCAGCACGGTGGCGATCGCGGTCGCCGCGGCGATGCGCCTGTTGCGGTCAGGCTTTTCCATCGCCCGGTCCGCTGACGCTGTCCTGCTTGATGAAGCGCGACACGAGCGCGGCGATGTTGGTCAGCAGCATCAGCTTCATCGTCGTGTGCGGCGACACGTAGTCGTCCAGCCCGTCGACCAGCGCGGGCGCTGCACCCAGCGCGTTCGCAATCAGGATCCAGCGCACCGACCAGGCCTTGAGCAGCACCTGCTTGGCGTTGTCGATCAACCTCATGTCAGAACTTGATCCAGCCCTTGCCGTAGGCGATGCCGATGGCGATCGCGCCGACGACCACCAAGAGCCGATTGACGATCGCCTTGCCCACCTGACGGTAGAACTCGTCGGCCATCTCGGTTTTCGCGGCTTTCACCACTGCGCGCTCGCGATCCGTCAGCTCGATGTCCTCGCTCATTTCACCGCCCCGGTTGCCCACCCGTAGCAGGTGGCGTATTCGTCGCGGAGGCGGTCGGCTTCGAAAGCGAGCTGTCGAAGATCTGCTGCAACCTCGTCTGGAAGCTGAACGACGGCGGGGACATCAGCGCTGGCGGCGTTGCCTTGGGCGCTTCCGGTGCCGCCACCACCTGCCCCAGGTCCTGCACCTTCGGCGGGGCGGAAGCGCAGGCCGATACCAGAGTAGCGAGCGCGCAAAGCGTCAGTTTCAGCCCGGTGTTGCCCACGTTCGGCCTCCAGTTGGTTCTTGAACTTGTCGCGCTCGGCCATCGTTGCGATGACTTCGACCTGCTTGGCTCGGTACATCGCGCTCGCCTGGTCTTTCTGCTTCGCGATCTCGGTGTTGATGCGGTCGAACTCGCCTTGGTCGGCGACCTTCTGCGATGCGACACCGGCGTCGTGCTGCCAGTAGCCCACGCCGACCAGGCTGGCCAGCCAGATCAGGACGCCGCCGAGGATCGCGTAGGGGTTCAGCACGCGCAGATGGTGGCGCGCGCCGGCTGAGTTATGGAAACTCCTGCTTACTGGTGCGCGTGCATGTCGCCGGTGGTGATGCCGCGCCACCACTCCGCAATGTCCTCGGGGTGCTGCTTGCCGTTCCACACGTCCGCGAGGAACTGCACCGTGGAGCCGGGCTGGCCCAGCGGCATGCCCAGGATGTAGCCCGCTTCGGTCATCGCGTGCTTGATCCAGCGCTCGTGCGTGCTGCCGTCCTTGAAGTCGGCCAGCAGCCGGTCCGTGTTGCTCACCACGGATGCCACCGGCGACATCTCGTAGTCCTTGCCGCCTGCGTAGTGCCCAGCGATGTCACGCAAGATCGGCACGCCGCCGCTTGCGGACATGGCCATCTGCTTGGCGAACCACTTGATCCAGCCCTCCTCGCCCTCTTCTTCCTTGGGCGGGTGCATCATGTGGTGGATCGCCTGCACGCCCAGCGTGTACATGAAGCTGCGCAGGATCAGCGTGCCGACGTCGCCGCGGAAGCCCGCCCAGTCGCCGGTCTCGCGCGCGTCAGCGAAACCCGCCGGCAGCTCGCGCACGCGCTTGCTCGTGTCGATGATCCGGTTGATGTTGTGATTCCAGAAGGTGTAGAACATCGTGAACAGCTTCTGGAACTCGTTGCCGCGCTGGATGGCGGCCATGTCCTTCACACCCCCGCCGCCGTGCGCGTTGCGTACCGTCTTGTCGGCGAAGTAGATCGCATCCTGCTCGCCCATCTCCAGCCCGCCCTTGGCCTTGGGCGTCATGGCCTTCAGATACGCCCCCATCCACGTCGGCGCGGCCGACGCGTAATCGAGCATCGCGATGCCCTGGTAGGCGCGCTGCTCGATCGCCAGCTTGGCGCGCTGCAGCGCTCCGGTCGCCGGGTCGGCGAGCTTAAGGTGGATGTCGCGCAGCTGCTCGCGCACGTCGCGCTCGATCTCGTTCATGCGGTGGCGCATCTCGGTCGAGCGCTCGGCGATGAATGTGCTGTTGGCTTCCCACTGCCCGTCACGCGAGAACGCCTGCAGGCCCTTGTCCAGCCACTCCGGACCGAGCTGCTTCATCACCCCGGCCCAGGTCTTCTTGTTGAAGATGCCCTTGCCCATGGTCTTGAAGCCCGCCTCAGCGACCGACTCGCCGGCGGCCGTGGTGCCGTGCATGATCATCGTGGAGATGCGAAAACCTAGCCCCACCATCGTCGCGCGGGTGCGCAGCTCGTGGGCCAGGCGGTCCCACATCTGCAGCTCCGACGGGCGCACCGCGGCGTCGTTGGCCAGCGACAGCAGCCAGCCGTTGAACTGCTTGTAGTGTTCCTTCGAGAGCGTGGCCTCGATGCCCTCGCGCACGGCGCGGTGGCTCAGAAACCGGTCGGCCTCGATGATGGCGCGGCGCGTGGTGATGTCGCGGATCTCGTCCTTCAGCACGCGCGGCAGCACGTCGATCGACAGCAGCATCGGCTTGGCGTAGTTGTCGTTACGCGTCTGCTCGCGGCCGGTGGACGTGTCGGCGCGCGTGTAGATGTTGTCCTCGAACAGCGAATCGAGGTGTTTGGCGTGCCGCTCGGCCACCGAGTGGCTGCGCGCCGGGTCGTAGGTGATCGGCCAATACCAGCCCGTGCGCTCGCCGTGCGCAGTCTGAAAACCGATGCGCGGCACCTTCTTGGGCGCCGTGGAGCCCATCTCGCGCAGCATCTGCTGCTTCAGCGGGAACAGCTCCTGGAAGGTGCCCGCGATCTTCTCCACGAAGTCCCATTCGGCCTTCGTCATGTTGCGGTCCAGAAACTCCAACACCGCGGCGGCGTCCCACTTTTCACCGCGCAGCAGCTTGGAGAAGTGCTCCGCATCACCCCGGATGCCGGCCAGCGCGATCTTCTCGCCCCACGTCAGACGCTGGGGCTTGCCCGTCAGGCCGTCGATCACGGGCAGCTCGTAGCCCTTGCCGCGGTTGGCCTTCACCACATCGGCCGGCAGCTTGGCCACGGCCGCTTCCCACGCCTGGCCGATCTTCAAATCGAGGTCGTTGCGCCGCCCTTCGGCGTCGGCGATCTTGCGAAACACCAGCCGGTTGAACACCCCGTTGGGGTTGTAGTCGTCCAGCCAGTCGATCATCTGCTCCATCTTCAGCAGCGACGCCTGCACGCTGCGCGCGAACGACTTCAGGCTGATCCACTTCTCGTCGACGCGCGACAGGCCGCGGTTCGTTTCGGTCGTTCGCTTCGGGAGTTTTTCCAGTTGGGCGACCGCCTCCTGCGCAACGTCGGCGAGCATGCGCGACTCGTTGCCGTCCTGCACCTTCTGCACCTCGCGCCCCAGGTGCTCAAGGGACTTCACCGCATCGATGAGGCCGCGAAACTCCGTGACCGTCATGTCCTTGTAGTGCTTGCGGTTGGCGTCCAGAATCATCGACTCAGGCACGTCGACCGAGAACTTCATGGCCGCGAGCTTCTCGACGAAGGCCTCCAGCGACAGCATGTTCTTCTCGGCCGCTTGCTCGGGCGACAGGCCCGTGCGCAGGTCGAAGCGGGCCAGCAGCGCGTCGATCTGATCGCGGAATTCCAGCTGCACCTTCTCGCGCACGCTGTCCTTGGTGAACTTTTTCAGGTAGTCCAGCCCCTTGGCCACGTCGGCGACGGCTTCCTGCGCGGCCTTCACCAGCTGGTTGTTCAGCAGCGCGGCGCGCTGGGCTTGCGCCGCGGCCAGCGGGTCTTTGGCCACCGCCTTGAGCGCGTCGCGGTTGGCCTTCGTCTCGGCCGCCTCGTATTGACGCGTGGACAGGTCGCGGATGCGCTGCTCGCCGATGGCGGCGTACGCGGCTTCCTTCGCACCGCGCACCAGCTGCGCGGCCGGGATGGGCGACTTCGTGAGGATCTTCAGGCCGGTGGCCATGAACCGTGCGCGGGCGTCGTTGTGCACCGCCTCGGATGCCGCGGCGTCGATCGCGTCGGGGCTGGACAGCTCGCCGTGGCGTTCGATCATGTAGCGGTCCACCAGGCCCGCGATCACTTCCTTGCGCGGGGGCGCTTCGGCCAGCGCGCGCTCGAGCTCCGCGCCGTCCTTGAAGCCGAACATCTCGGCCAACTGCTGCGGGTCGAAATCCTTCAGCTTCTTGCCTTTGAGGAAATCCTGCAGCCGGTACACCGGCTCGTTGCCGACTTGCTCTTCCACCTCGCGCGTGATCGCATCGCGCGCCGTCTTGGCCTGCTTCTGCAGGTCGCGCACGGCCTCGGCCTTCGCGCCCGACAGCCACTTCATATCGCGCAGCGACTTGCGCTGCATGTCCTCGATCGCTTCGTTGGTGGCCTCGGCCCCGAGGTCCTGGTAGCGTGCCCACTCCTCGGCCGACACGCCCGCGGGCTTTTCCTTGAGCAGCGGCTCGAACACACGCGCCGCCTGCGCTTCACGGATCGCCTCGTCGCTGGCCAGCATGCGGTCGAACATCTGGCGCACCTCGGGCGACAACTCCACGTTCAGGCCGCGCAGGCTGCGGTAGATGTTGACCATCCACGAGCGGATGCGCTGGAAGAACGGCTGAAGTTCGCGGCTGGGGGCCTTGCCTTCCATCAGGTAGGCTTCGAAGGCGCGCGCGAAGCGCTCGTGGCTGTCGCGCTGCTCGTCCACGGACATCGAGTTCCACTTTTGCAGCGACTCCACGCCGAACCACTTCAACACGCGGTCCATGTCGGCGCGGATCTCCGGCGGGGCGTCAGGAGTGGACGCGATGCGCGCGTACGTGTCCAGCGCCCAGTGGCCGGTTTCGTGCAGGTAGGTGGAAAGGTCCGCGTCCTTGAGCAGCGCGAGAGTGCGCGACTCGGGCGCGAAGACGCCGCGGGGCGCTACGGTGTCCTGGTAGAAGCTGCCACTAAGTCCCGCGCTTCCGTCACCATGCCCGCCACGTACTGACTCCAGAACGCGTCGTCGTGCATCCGGGCCTGATAGAAGGGCTCGCAAGAGAGCCGCTCTTTGTACAGTGGTGCGGCCAGCCGCGCCAGTCCCCGGCTTTCTTCCATCGAAGCCGAGCATGCCGGACACTGCTTCATGGTCGAGAGCAGCACCGGAGGCGTCAACGAATGATTGTGTTGCAGGGTCATACCGGACGTTCGCCGTGGCGTTCGGGTTGATCGCTTCGGTCGTGGCGATCGAAGCGTCCACCATCGCGCGGATGTTGCCAAGGGTATCACCTTTGCGCCAGCGCAGGGCGGGAATTCCGACGTCCAGGCGGCCCACCTCCTGATCGGGGTGCGGGGCGATGTGGTCGGTGGTGCCGTACTTGAGGGCCGACGAGAGCATGTTCTCCAGCCGGCGGCGCATCGCCGCTTCGCTCACCCCAGCCGGATCGCCGATGAAAGTCAGGCCGTTGTTGTGGGCGTAGTTCGCTGCGAGGTCGTACATGCGGCTGCCGCCGCTGCCTTCCTTCAGGGCCGAGGCGTTGATCCAGACCTCGCTGCCGCGCTGAGTGATCGTCGCGTGGCGCCCGCCTGGCAGCGTGACCATCCACGACTGACCGTCCTCCGGTGTGGCGTTGGCCAGCATCCACTTTTCGCTGTCGGCGCTGTCCTCGCGATCGACGGGACCGACCTTCAAGCCCTTGGCCTTGGCGATCTCGCTGATGTCCTTGCTGGTCGACTTCTGAAAGCGGAACAGGCCCTCGTGCTTGCCCAGCTCCAGCAACGTGGTCGCGATGTCGCCGGCCGGATGTGCCTGATCGAGCCCGCCGCCCGCGTGCTCGGCCACCAGCCGCGGCGCGTACTTCGCCATCGCTTCTTCCGGCGTGATGCCCTCGTGCGCCGCCAGTCGCGACAGGATCGCGCCCTGCACGTTCGCGTACACGCGGTTCACGTCGGATGAAAAGCGCCCCAGAGCATCGAGTTGGTCCTGCAGCGACTGCACGACGCGGCCGTGCGACTCGCGCATGGCGTCGGCTTCCTGCTTGTCCTTCGCGATGCCAGCGGCCTGCTCCTGCATTCGCTGCGCGGCGTCCTGGTAGAAGGCCTGGGCCTCGCGGAAATTCATGCCCTGCGGGTCGGCCTTCAGCTCGGGCAGGATGGCCTTGTCCAGCGGCGTGCCGGCGATGAGGCTGGCGTAATCGGCCGTTGGGATGCGCACGAACCCCTCGGTGAGCTGGGCCTCGCGCAACTGCTGCACCACTTCGGGCAGAGTGCGCGCGAGCTCCTCGGGCCGCACACCGGCCTGCTGCAGGCCTTGCGCGAACGCCTTGCCCTCGATGTAGACGTGGGGCAGCTCGCCGTCTTCGGTGACGGCGCGCACGAAGTCGTGGAAGCCCTCCGGGTCGCGCTCGCGCCACTTGCTTGCAGCCGACAGCTGCCCGAGCGTGGACATGCGCTGGAAGGCGTCCTGCGCCGCGTCGGCCTGCTGCGCCGCCCGGTACGTCTCGCGCACCGCATCGAGGTAGCCGGGGCGTTCGCCTCGGGGGCCGCCCACGGCCAGCACCGAACCGGCCAGCCCGGACAGGATCGCCTGCTCCGGATCGAACCCTTCGGCCATGTTCGCGGGCAGCACCTGGTTCATCGCCTGGCGCTGCACTTCGCCCATCGCGCTGCCCGATGCGAACCCCGACAGGATGCGGGTCGCAATGTTGCCCGGTGCGGACAGCGGGATCACGCCTTGCGCCGTGCTCGTCAGGTAGGAGATCTGCGCCGCCTTGGCGGCCAGCGCCGGATTGCCCGTGGCCGCGTAAATGTTGCGGCCGGTGTCCACGGCATCGCTCAGCGACGGGAACATCATGGCCTTCGCGCCGTGTTCCACCGCGCCCGCGAGCACCTGCCCGGTCGTCTGAACGCCCAGGGGGGCCGCGCCAGGTGCAGCGGTCGTGCCGCCCAGCGTGATCTGCGAGAGCATGCCCAGCAGGTTGCCGGCCATGTTGGAGGCCTTCGCAACGAACGGTGCATCCTTCGCAGGGGCGAATGTGGGCGCGGCATTCAGGCGCGGTTCCACCATCTCGCGAAACCACGCGTCGGCCGTGTTGCCTCCCGTCAGCGCGTCGTAGGCGGCGGGGAACGCACCCAGCACGAGGTTCAGAGAACCAGCCGCCTTGTTGAACGCGCCGCCTAAGCCCTTGACGGCTTCGGCCCCTGCTTCGCCTGCAGCGTTGTTGTTGAAGATGTAGCCCAACGCGCTGCCCGGCCCGACGGTGACCGCCCTCTCCACGCCTGCCGCGTTCGGGATGTCGTCGTGCACGACGCTGACCACCTGCGGCTGGTTCGCGATGCGCTGCTGCAGCTGCGGCGCGTCCTGCATGTTCGAGCGCGCGAGCTCCACCGCCATGCGGTCCTTGAACTCCTGCGGGTAAGCCGCCACCACTTCGGGCGTGGTGTTGTAGCGCTTGGCCAGCGCGTTGTGCAGCGCGGCCTGATCGGGATTGCCGGTGGAGGCCATGCCTACGGCCAGCGCCGCGCGCGAACCGGCATCGCGTTGCTGGTCGTCCAGCATCTGCACGGCGCCGTCCCACTTGTTGGCGGCCGGCGGCGCGGACATGCCCGCAACGATGTCGTCGTAATTGGGCATCAGCGCACCCCCTGAGCGTTTTTGTAGACGGACTGGATGGCGTCCTCCGTGATGGGTTTGCCCGCGCGCTGCAGGGCCTGCGTGATCTGCTGGCGGTCAGCCGCCGGGATGTCCCAGGGCGCGGCGCGCTGCTCGGCGCTCATCTTCCACACCGGCAGGTGCGTCTGCCCCACGCTCGTGCCGAAGTAGCCGCTGCCGCTCAGGGCCTGATCCTTGAGCATGCCCAGCGTGACCTTGCGCGCTTCCTCGCGCATCTGCGCGCGCGTGAGCTTTTTGGCCTGCCAGTCGGGCTGCGCGGCCGCGAGCGCGTCGTGCAGCGAGGCCGTGAACTGGTCGAGAGTCTTGGCCGCGGGCGTATCCGGTTTCGGGCTGAGGTTCATCCCCGCCGATAGCATCTGCGCCTTCGTGTCGCCCACGGCGGTGCTCTGGATCTTCAGCAGGTCCTGCGCGTTGGCGTCCTGCCGGTTGATGCTCGCCTGAATCCCCACCAGGTGGTTCCAGTGCTGCTTCGTCAGCTGCCCGGACAGGGTGGCCAGGTCCATGCGCGAGAACGCCGCCGGGTCTTCGCTGGCCAAGCGCATCGTGTCCACATACGCGCGGCTGTCGTCGAAGTCGGCCTGATCGGCGCGCTTGAACATCGCGTCGACCGACGGTCCGAGACCGCGCTGTTTGATGTAGTTGTACTGGCTGGGCGACAGGTCGGTGATGCTGCCGCCCTTTTGGGCGAGGTCCCACACGTTGCCCAGCATTGCCTTGTCGTTTTCGCTCTGCTCGCTGCGGCGCTGCGCGTTGTCTGCACGCAGCTTCTGCAGCGCCATGTCGTGCACGTCCGGGGTGATCTTTCCAGCCTTGTACTGGGCGTCGAGTTCCTTCTCCTGCGCGTCGATGCCGCTGATGCGGCCCTTGACGTCCAGCGCGAGACTCAGCGCCTGGTCTTTGGTCATGCCCGCCTCGAGCAGCGCGCGCACCTTGTCCTGTGCTTCGGCGGGCATTTCGTCCTTCACCTGGTCGAAGTAGGTTTTCGCAACGGCCAGATCGCCCGGGTTGCCGCCCTTGCGGTCGATCAGGTGCCCGAGCGTGAGCGTGTACGCGCGCCCCAGCGCGTTTTTCACCAAGTCCTGCGCCACGTCCGCGGGTAGGCCTTGTCGGGCGGCCTGGTCATGTGTCTCGCTGATGATGGTCTGCAGGTACTGCTGGTACGGCGTGCCGCCGCCGGGGGCGTTCGGATCCGCGCTCGCCAGCGGCGCATCGCTCATCGGGTTGAACGACAGCGGCGCGGACTCCTGCGCGGTCTTAACGCGCACGTCGCTGGCCGCCTTCTGGTAGACGTCGCTTTGCTGGTCGCGGTGCTGCGCCGCCTGCACCAGCGCGGCTTGCACGCGCTGCGCGGTGGTGGCCTTCACCAGCTGCTGCTGCGCGGGGTTTTGCAGGTCCTTGGACAGCTGCTCGCCCAGCCCCTGCAGCTTCTGCGAGGTGGCATCGAACGCGTCCACCGCGCTCTTGCCCTTGCTCGCGAGGAAGCCCGTCTCCGGGTTGTCGGGCGTGCCGTACAGCACCGCCTGGATGCCGCCCATCAGCTTGGTGTCGTAGTCCTTGGCCGCGGCCTGGTTCAGGTCGTCCTGCTGGCGGATCTGCTGATCGAGCATCTCCTCGCCCGCGCGCAGCATGCCCCCGCCCAGCTCGCTCATCTCGCGGCCGGCCTGTGCGGCGTAGGTGCCCAGGTGGTAAGGCGTTTCCATCCGCACGCCGGGCAGGCCGGCGGGCGTGACGCTGGGGGCGTTTACGACAGGAACTTGCGGCATATCAGGTCCCGACTCCTTCGGTCGCCTTGCGGTAGCGATACCAGCGATCGGCCACGCCGCCCGCGCTGGTGAGCAGCGAGCCGGCCGCCGACATCCACGGATTCATCGACGAAGCGGTGGCGCGATCGGCCGCGGCCTCGTTGCGCATGCCGGTGGCCTGCGTCTGGAAGCCCCAGGCCTGCCGCGCGGCGTTGTCGCGGATGGTGAGCGCGTCCTTGTCGCCGATCAACTTGGTGGATGCCATCAACTCAATCGGCGTGGCGCTGCCGATGTCCACGCCGTTGGCCGCGGCAACGGCCTTCTGATCGGCCATCGTGGCAGCCGTCTTCAGGCGCTGGGCCTGTTCCTCTTGCTCGCCATTGAGCAGCGCGAATTGCGCCTGCTGGTCGGCGATCTTGGCGTTGTTGTCGGCCACGCTGGCTTGGTAATTCAAGGCCGCCTTCTGCCCGGCTGCGCTCTTGTACGCACCCATTGCGCCGCCGGCCATGCCGGCGCCGCTCAGGAAGGTCGCGAAGTTGTTGCCCATCCCCATATCAGCCTCCGATAGCGACTTCGGCCGTCAGGCTCACCAAGTCCAGCGGCAACGGGTCGGCCTGCTGGACGCACACCGAGCCATCCCAGTTCCAGCTGGGTGCGATGACGACCTCCGACATGCCCGTCATCAGCGCCGCGGGAGAACCGAAGTCGGGCGAAACTGTCAGGTTCGCCGCGCTGAAGTCCGGACCGGCCTTGAAGCCGGCCGAGTTGTACACGCGCAGCGACACGCGGTTGACGTTCATCTGCCGGCCCATGCCGTAGGCGCCGTCGACCTGCGCGGAGAACGGCGGCGTTTGCAGCTGCGCGGTGATCGGCAGTCCCACGGTGACCTTGGACGCAGCCACGGGCAGCGTGATCGCGCCGCCGCTCACCGTCAGGCCGCCGCGCACCACGCCGTCGGCCAGCACGTTCACCGCCTGGCCCTCCAGATGCGACAGGCCGCTGATGGTGGTCGCGGGCGAACCGGAGTACGTCAGGCCCGCGTCGACGTAGAACGCATCGGCCAGGGTCGCGAAGTAGCGCGTGTGCAGCCGCTCGATGTAGCGCTTGCTCGAGCCGTTGATCGTGCGGCGCACGAGCACGTACAGCACGTCCTCACTGCCTTCGGTGATGACGCAGCACGACTCGAACACGCCGCTGGCGGCCGTGTCGTGCCGATGCCAGGCGGCCACCTCCTGCTCGGGCACGTAGGTCATGCCCAGCAGATTGCCCGACGACGAGATGCACCACAGGACCGGAATCGGCCCCTTGGCGTAAGCCATGTCCGCGAGCGTGTTGTAGTCGAACAGGTGCGGAGCCATCAGGCAGATGTCGCCCGAGATGAAGCTCGACGCCTGCCACGCATACGACAGCTCGCGGATGTGCCCGCCGCGCGCGGCCGCGTACAGCACCAGGTTGTTCACGACCACCGGCTGCACGTTGGATGCGCCTACGTACGACTGCGGCGCCATGTTGATGGCCGCCGGCGTGAGCACGTCGCCCACCGCGCTGCAGCGCCACTCGGCCGTGGCCGTGAGCAGCAGCAACTGGCCGGCCGCCACGATGTGCCGGATGGTGGAGGCTTCCCGGGACGCGATGCGCACGTTGATGCGGTTGTCGCTGGTCACCGGAATGTTGTAGGACATGTTGCTTTCCGTGCCCGTGCGTGTGGCCCAGAAAGTCTGCGGTGAATTCACGGTGCCTGCGAATACGCGCCGCTGTTGGAAGTACGACACCGCGCCGGGGTAGTTGCCCGAGGACGCGAAGGCCGCTGTGTTGTCCACCACCGGCGGCGTGCGCGAGATGTCGGGCACGATGTTGTTGTCGACGAACGTGTACGTACCTGAGTCAGGATCCTTCTGCGCTTGGCCGATGTAGCCGTAAAAGCCGTTGGTCGGGCCGAGGGAACTGGCGACGCTGCTTGTCTGGTCTGTGACGACCTTTTTGTAAACGTAATACCGAGCGTTCGCACTAGGGTTCGCATCGACGATCGTGGCTTTCAGAAACGAGTTCGCGGTGCTCAAGTCGAAGCCGAAGCCCTGCCCCGTGCTAGCCACGCTTTCCTCCAGCGTGTTGGCCGCAATGGTCGTCGCGACGTACCAGAATTCGATGGTCGCGGTAGGAGCTGGCGGGGTGTTGTTCGCACTCGTCTTCCACGTGACACTGGCGATCGAGTTGCCCGGCGGCGTGAACACCGGGGTGCTCGTCTGCCAGTTCGTCGCGCCGAAGCGCCGCAGCTCGGTGGGCGGGTAATTCGGGTGCACCAGCGTGAGCACGTCGGCCGACTGCACGAAATGGATGTCGAAGAGGTCGGCCGCCGCGTACGAGTTCGGGATCTCGTATAAGTTGGGGCTGGTGGGCATCGCGTACCAGTAGGTCGTGTTCGGCGGCGCATTGCCGATCGACGCGGTGCGGCAGTAGTAATTGATGCCGCCGGTCTTGACGATCTCGCCGATCGAATAAGGGCGATGCGCCGTGTGCGTGCCTGACTGCGTGCCGCTGGTGGCGATGGCCGCGCCGCCCGGCGTGGCGGCCAGCTGGTACGTGTTCGTCGCGGGGTTGAGCACGTAGTACGTCGTGCCCGCCGTCAGGCCCGTGGGCAGCGCGCCCGTGGTCGTGAACGCGACGGGATCGCCCGCGGCCTTGCCGTGCGCGTTTTGAGCCACCACGCCCGGGGTGGCGATCGTGATGGTGGCCGTGGCGCTGGCCACGTAGGCCGCACCGTCCGCGTAGCTGAGGGTCGCGCCGCCCGTGTGCCAGCGGAAATAACCCGCGCCCAGCTCGATGCAGAAGGTCTGCAGGTTGTTGTAGGAAAACGGGATGATGCGCGTGACAGCTGCTGAGTTCTTCACCTCTCGCACGAACTCCGTGCCGGGACGGTTGAACGCGGGCCCGTGGGGCAGCGTGATGAAGTTGCGGCACAGCGCCAGTCCCTCCTGGCGCTTTTGCAGGTCGATGCGGCCGAACAGCTCGGGCGTGATCTCGCCGCCGGCAAAGGAACGCGTGAGGTTGCGGACGTTGGCCATCAGCGGTTCACTATCCAGGCAGCGCCCGGCACTGACCGCACGTCACCCGAGTTGGCGTTGGAGCCCTCGGCCTCGATCTGCTTGACCTCGGCCAGCTGCTGCATCGATTGCGCGACCTTGCGGCCTTCGTCACCTTTGATGATCGGCCCGGCGAGCATCGCGGCCAGGCGGTACGACAGCGCCTCGATGAAGGTCGTCGGCCACTTCGACGGGTCGGTGACGGTCTTGGTGTAGCGCAGCACCGCGTCCTGCTGGTTGGTGTAGATGATCGCGCCGCCGCTGCCGTCCTGCTCCACCGTGAAGGGCTGGGGTGTGTACGCACCGAGATTCGACACCGGAGCCACGAGCGGGCCGGGGTAGAAGAACTGCATCATGGCCGACTGGTCGTCGGCCGCGTTCGGGTCGAGCACCGCGATGTAATTCACGACGTCGGCCGGTGCGCTGTACGCGTAGGCCCAGGTCGAAGGCGGCGCGGTGACGGAAGCCGCGAGCGCTGCGCGCACCGTCGCGAAGGCCCACAGGTGCTTTTCCAGCGTGATGTCGCGCGCCAGCGGGTAGAACTTCGCGCAGTACCGCTCCTGCGGCGTGGTGGGCGCGGCGATGCTCGCCACCGTGGCGATGTCGCCCAGGTGGGAGAGCGCGAGGTTGCAGATGTCGATGTCAGCGTACGCCATGCCCTGCTCCTATGCGAAAACGGCCCCGTCAGGGGCCGCTGCGCGCATGCGACGGCCTGCCCGTCACACGAGCCCTTCGGCGCCGCTGGTCGTCGGTGCGGGCGCGCGGCCTGCCGACGGCGTCTCGACCGGCTTGTTGTCGATCTGCACGGTGTGGCCGGTCAGCACCGCATTTGCCGCGGCGGCGGCGACGCTCGCCGCTTGCGCGAGCTCCACCGCCTCGGGGTCGCCGCCGATGGCTGCGACCTTCTGGCGCGTGAGGTCGCTCACGCTCAGGTCTTTTTTGCCCAGATCCCTCGCAGCTTCGCTCGCGGCGGCCTGCGCCGGCGCGTCGAGCGCTTCGAGGTTGGAGCCGGGCTTGCCGTCGTAGTCGACGACATCGCCTTCCTTGGCCAGGCTGTTGTTGATGAACGAGGGGGCGAGCACCCGGTACTTGGGCATGTGCTTCTCCGGTTCGGTTGACGATCAGGCCGACGCAAATGTGTTGTGTTGCGCCGGCCCGTTGGACGCGGATTAGAGGACCGCGAAGCCGTTGGGGTAGAACTTCTGGCCGTCCTGGATGTCCAGGCCGACGTCGGCGTAGTAGGCACCGGCGGCGACCGCGCCGACGAACACGTAGCGCGCGAGCACGTAGAGCTGGCCCTTGCTCGCAAGGCGCGGGTTGATCGCGCACGCGAAGCGCGAGCCGGCCGTCACGTTGGCCACCGCGATGGCGCCCGTGGTGCCCAGCACCGCCACGTTGCCCGTGCCGTTGGCGTTGTCGGCGGCGATGATCTGCATCTCCACGGACGTGCCGCCCGACGCCGCGGTCACGGTTTCGAAGCGGCCGTACAGGTCGCCGCCTTCACCGAGATCGCGAGCGGTGCTGAGGTTGACGGTGTTGGTGGACAGCACCGACGTATCCGTGCCGGTGGCCGTCTGGCCCGACACCGTGTTGCCCGAGATGGAGCCCGACAGGGCCAGAAGAGAATCGACGTACATGGTGGTTTCTCCTTAGACCACGCGGGCCTCGGTGTTGAGCAGCTGGTCGACACGACGCAGCGGCACGCCTTCGAAGGACATCCAGTTTTGCGGCGTGCCGAACTGGTTCAGGCCCTTCTCGACCGCGAGCGCATTCACGCTCTTGTTCAGGGCCTGCAGGCGCAGGATGGAATACGGCGTGCGGTTCATGTAGAACGCCGCGCGACCCATGTTCCAGTGCGGGATGCGATCCATCGCGCGGGACATCAGCGCGATCAGATCCGCCGCGGCGGTGTTCGCCACGAGGTTGGCCGTGTTGATGTTGGCGACGCGCACGACGTAGCGCCAGTCCTTGACCACCAGGCCGTTCTTCCACACATAGCGGCCGCACAGGGCCTGCATGCGCGTGGCGTTGCCGGCGGGGTCGGTGCTGAACACCGTCTGCTCGCCCAGGTCGTCGTGCTGCAGGCCGGCCTGCGAGCCTTTCGGGAACGGGCAGAAGACGGTTTCCTCGCCCCACACCACCAGCCAGATGGAGGTGTTGTTGGTCGAGGTGCCACCCGCATCGATGATGTTCTGCGCGTTGCCGGCGCCAGAGATCGCGCCGTAGCGCGCGGCGAAGCCGAGGTACTGGCGCGGATCGGTGCCGGGGTTGCCGTAGAACAGCGTGCCGGCCTGCGTCTGGTTCATGGCCTCGAGAAAGGCCTGATCTTCCGACAGGCGGAACTGCGCTTCGTTGCCGTTGAGCTTTGCCAGCTCCACGTCGATTTCGCTGCGCGCTTCCAGGATGCCGCAGGACTCGTCGACCTGCGCGGTCGTCGACTTGCTGTTGGGCACGCCCTGGTTGAGCGAACGCCAGTAGACGGTCGGCAGGCCGGTGCGGATCGTCACGCGGTGACCGGTCGGCAGGTTGCCTTCCTTGAACACCGCGTCGTCCAGCACCTCGTTGGACTGCGACAGCATCTCGGCGACTTTCGCGACGCGCCCGTCCGGGTCTTGTCGTTTCGCCCAGTCCGCGAGGGTCAGGGCATTGGTGGAGAGCGTCGCGCCCGCGAAGCCGATCATCGCCGCATCGGCGGGGGTAAGCCAGCCCGCCTGCAGCGCGATCACGGCCACAGCCGCGAAGAGCAGCATTTGCCAGTTGGAGAAGAGTTTGAATTTCACGATGGTCCTTTCACGCTTTCGATTTGGTTTCGCCGTAGAGGACCGTTGCCGCGTCGCGCGGCACCTCGCCCGGCTTGGTCGTGCCGGGCGCGGGGCGGTCCTCGCTGATTGCCTTTCCGATCGCGTGGAACAGCTTCACCATCGCGGGGTGGTCGCCCAGTCCCGTGCCGGTGGGGTTGCCCTTCGCGTCGTAGCGGCCAAGCAGCGCACGCAACTCCGGCGGGGCAAAGCGTTCGACCGCCTTGCGAGCCACCGCGAGGTTCTCGTTCAACTTCTCGCCGCCGAGGTCCTTGTCGGCCTTGACCTGTTCCTGCCAGGTGGTCGACTGCTTCTGCATCGCGGAGGTGATCGCCTTCACGTTGCTTTCAGCCAGTTTCGGTGCGAGCTTGTCGAGAACCTTCTGCGCAGCGTCCTGGGACAGGTTCAGCTCCTTGGCCACAGTGGAGAACTCGGACACAACGGAATCGTCGAGCGCGACGCCGTTGGGAGCCTTGAACTCGTACTTCTCGGGGGCGCCGGCCGGCGGGGTTTTACCGTCTGCTTGCGCGCCCTGCTGGCCCGGGGTGGCCGGCGCAGCTGCCGGTGCGGCGGCTGCGGGCTGTACGTCGGTCGCTTGCTGCGATTGCGACGCGGCCGGTGCGGCAGCTGCAGGTGCGGCAGCCGGTGCGGCCGTCGTGCCCGAAGTCGTCGCGCCTGTCGCGCCGGGTTGCGCGCTGCCGGTAGCTTGGGTATTCCCGGCGGCTTGCGTGGAAACGTCACTCATCTTCGTTGTGCTCCTTGAGCATCTGCATGTACAGGTCGGCGCAGTACCGCATCGCCTGATCGATCAGCCGCAGCCCTTCGTTGCGCGTGCCTTCGTTGAAGGCCATCGTCAGCGCGTTGGTGTGGAAGGACGAGCGGTATGCACCAGCGCGCTCGAGCAGGCCGTGCACGAAGCGGCGCCCGCGCTTGTCGCGCATGACCCACTTCAGGTCGTCGATCTCGATCTTGGCCAGCAGTCTGGCGCGCTCCTCGGCCTTCTCGCGCGCGTCTTCCTGCGCGCGAAGGTCGAAGGTGTCGATGGATGCGGCCTGTGCCATGCGCGCGAATCTACGAGCGCGCGGCAGAGTTATGGAAACTAGTCGCTGCCGTACAGCAGCGTGGCCGCGTCCTGCGAGCCGGATTCGTCCGCGCCCGAGAGCTCCATGTCGGTGATCTGCAGCGACAGCGAGGTGTCGCTTTCGCCCTTGCGATCCTGGTACTGTGAGGTGCCGCACACCTCCACGCGGGCGGTGAGCGTCATCTTCGTGCCCACGCTGGGCAGCGATGTGATTCCCACCTTGGCCAGCGACTCGTCGTCCAGGCTGATCGTCAGCCCGTAGGGATATTTCGGCAAGTCGCCCTCGTCGGAGGGTGCGACGCAGGATTCCTCGCGCGCTTCTTCGACGCTCATCTCCATGTTCACGAGTGCCATGCGTGGCTCCGATCAGAAGTTGACTTGGATGCCCACCGGCGCGAACGACGGGAGCGTGCTGGTGTCGTCGGCGACCGTCACGCCGCTGAGCGTGAGTTGCGGGCCGTGGGCGGCGCCGTGTTCGTCCTGTGCCTGGGCGGTAATGGTGTACACGTCAGCATCCAGACGCGGCATCAGATAGCAGCTCGGGGCACTTGTGCCAACCGTGCCGACGTCATCGAAGACGACATTGCCGCCCGCGTCGGTGACGACGACATGCACGCCGACTACCGAAGCGCTGTTGGGCGATGGATTGAGGCCGCAGACGGTGATGTTCACGAATTGCATGATGTTTCCTCTCAGCTCCATGAAAGCTTGATCGCACCTTGCGCACCCCCGGTCGGAGTGACGCCATCCCAAGCCCCGCCGCCACCGCCGTAGGGGTTGCCGTCGCTGGCTCGATCGCCGGGAGCGCCCGCCCCAGCAAGGCCGCCTCCGCTCGTGCCGCCTGTCGTGCCGTCTACTGACGCATTGCCGCCATTGCTAATGGGCCCAGCCGCGCCGCCGCCAGCCTCAACGCCTTGGTTTTGACTTGCGCTACCGCCGCTGAACTTCACATCTCCGACGCCGCTTGCAGCCACGCCGCCATGGAATAGCGTTCCATCAGTGCCGCCACCCTTGGCAAGCATGAGCGTCGTTCCGCCAGAGGTATTCTGTTTGGCGAAGGCGTCCCCGCCTGCGGTCCTCTGCGGCGGTGCGGCCGGAATGCTGATGTAGATGCCAGTGACGCCCGTCAGGCTGGCAAGCGTGGTTTTGCTGTACGCCGCGCCGCCGCCGCCGCAATTGAGGATTTCGCTTCCGCTAGCGCCGGCCGCGTAGCCTTCGATAACCACCGAAGTCGCACCCGCGGGAACAGCGACCGTCTGCGCCCCCGGTGTGATGTACGTGGTGGAGAAGGGCAGGACCGGACCCGCAGGGGCGTGCGATATCGTCAAACCGAGCGACAGCCCTATCTGCATGATTTCAGTACAGCGCGAGGATGTTGGTGGCGGCCGTGCCGGTGGCGTACACGCGCTTGACACTCACGGGCAGCACGCCGGCCGGCGCGTTCTTGAACGTCACCGTGGTGCCATCGGCCATATCGACCTTGACGTCGCCTGCGACGCCGACGTACAGCGCGCGGGTCGGCGCGATCGGCAGGTCGCTGCCGTCCGCGGTCGTTACACCCGCGGCGCTCACCGCCGACTGCGTGTTCTTCGCGTCCAGTTGGAAAAGCGGGGGAGCGGCCATGGCTTAGCCCTTGCGATACAGCGCGAAGATGCCGGTGGCCGTCGTGCTGGTGCTCTTGATGCGCTGGGCCTTGCACTCGGTGATCTGCCCTGCGCCCAGCGAGGTGAGCACGGCCGTGCCGGCGTCCGGCAGGTTGATCGCCACGTTGCCGGCGCCGGTCACGTAGATCGCATCGCACGGTCCGTTGGGCAGGTCGTTGGCGTCACTGGCGGTGACGGCGTAGCCATCGTATTCGGCCTGTGAGAGCCGAAAGCCCTTGGCCTGGTTCAGCCCGCCGGCGGGCGATCGTTGAAAAAGCAGTCCCATCTCGATCTCCTTCAGGTGTACCCGGAAAACGCCTGCGTGGCGTCCTGCAGCGCGTTGCTCGCCCCGCCCTGCGTGGGCGTGGTCGCGAGCGATTGCGCTGTTTTGGCTTGCTGCTCGGCGAGCGCAGCCTGCTGCGCCTGCGCCTGCTGCTTGGCGCGTTGCGCGCGGATCTGGTTCACGCCGTCTTCGTCGACCACCAGCTTCGGATCCACGCCCAGCATGTCGCTGTAGCTGTCGGCCCAGTAATCCACGTCCAGCTTGTCCAGCACCTCGGGCTTGATCGCCGCGAGGTTCGCCAGGCCGCCCACGAAGCGGTCGACGCTGTTGGTGGCCACGGCCCTTTGGGCCTGCGCCAGCATGGAGATCAGCTCCACGTTCAGGTCCTCGCCCTGAAGCTCCTCGGGCGGCGGGGGCACGATGCCCGCTTCGATCATCTTCTCGAAGGTGATGTCGATCAGCGGATTGAGCAGCTCGTTGTGCAGCCGCTCGAGCACGGGCCCGAGCATCAGCATCTTTTCCTCGTGGCGCTCGGCCACTTCGGTGGCCGTCATGCGCGTGGTCGCCGGGTTGTCCTGCGACAGCATCAGGAACAGGTCGGCGTAAAAGCTTGCGCGGATACGCCCGCGCACATCGTTGATGTCGGCCAGCAGGTGGTCGAGCTGAAGCCGCACGTCGAACATCGATTCGATCTTGTCGCCGTTGCCCGCGCTGTCGCGAAAAGTCACGCCGCCGGGTAAGCGGTTCACCTCGCGATTCTTCAGCGAAGTGGGCAGCTGCAGCGGCGGGTTGGACATGTAGTCGATACCCTGCGACTTGCGCAACTGCTCCTGCTGCAGCTGCTTGATGTCGCCCAGCGCTTCCATCGCTGGAGAGTTGCCGTAGATGTCCCCGCCCGTGAGGTCCCAGCGCGGGGCCAGCACACAAAAACGCTTGTAGCCCGACTCGCGCAGGGGCTTGTCACCCAGCTCGCGCCCTCCGTTGCCGATCTCCCAGTAGATCGAGCGCCACGGCATGTTGGCCGCGTCGGCCTTGCCCGGGTCGCGATCCTCGCGCGGCTCGACGACGTGCAGAATCGTGACCCAGTTGTCCAGCTGCCCGCGGTCGAACATGTTCTGCACGGTGCTGCTGCAGTTCTCGCGCCCGAATTCCTTGACCAGTTCGCTCACTGTCTTCTGGAATTCACGATACAGCGTGCAGACTTCGCCCTTCCAGTTGGTCGCGATGGCGTACTCGCCGGCCGTCAGCGGAAAGAGGTGGATGACCGTCTCGAAGTCCTCCACCACGATCGCAGCGCTGGTGCCGAACGCGCCCAGCTCCTGATACATGCCCGCGAGCACCCGGTAGACGTTGGAGCGCTGAAAGATGTCCAGCATCGTGGACGTGCATTGCGACAGCCATTCCTTGACGGCCGCGTTGCGCATCAGCGCCTGGTCGCGCGTGCCCAGGCGAAACCACGGCCGCGCGGGCGAGGTCAGCCCGCCCATCAGGCCCGCCGCGAGCGTGTACAGCGCGCGCGTGCCGGTGTTGTCGAAGATGGCGTTGTTGCGCCTCCACCCCTTGTTGCGGTCCTGCACGAAGTAGCGGCCCTGGCGCGGCAGCAAGTAGGTGGAGATGTCCTGCCAGTGCGCAACCCAGCTGGCGCGCTCGGCCTTCAGCTGCCCCCATCGCGTGAAGCAGCGCTTCTTCAGCTCGGCGATGTCTCGCGCGGCAACGGTTTCGTCGGCCATCAGTTTCCGTACAGCGATTGCTTGGTGGTCTTCAGCGTCTTCGGATCGACGCCTTGCGGACCGGTGAGGAACGTGCTGGCCAGGCTCGAGGGATTGCTCGCCTGCACGTTGGCCAGCGTCTGCGCCGCGTCCGGTGCGCGCGAAGGCTGCGGCGCCGGTGCGGGCGCCTGCTGCGCGGGCATCGCAGCGCCCTTGTTGCGCCCGGCCAGCGCAGCGCCCAGCCCCACGCCCATCGCCAATCCGCCCCAGCCGCCTGTGTCCATGCCCATGGTTACAGCTCCTTCATCCACACGTTGTCGACGCACTCGTAACCATGCGCGCCCAGCGTGTCGCCTGCGCGCGTGCCGGATCGCATGTGCCAGAAGGCAAAGCGCGCACCGCGCGCGCGGGCGATCTCCTCGCCCAAGTGCATCAGCCGAGCGCCCATCAGGCCGCCGCGGTACTGCGGCGTGACGTACAGCGGATTGCCGCTGGCCACCTTCACCGCGGGGTTGAACGGGTGCGGCGCGAGCGTGATGCCTGCGTAGCCCACGAGCTCGCCGTCGATGAAGCCGCCCAGCGCGAGAAACAGAGTCGCGTCCTGCATGGCCACGAAGAAGTCGCGCGCCGGTGCGAAGTCGAACCCGCAGCCGGTTTCCCGCCAGTTCGCTCGCATCAGCGGCAAAGCAGCGTCCCAGTGTTCGGCGATGTTGATCTCGCGCACGGCCATAGCGAGCCGAGGCTAAGGGCCGTGTCGCGAGTTATGGAAACTACGTGAGCATCGACTTGCCGTAGCCGAAGGTGTCCTTGGCCGTGAGCAGCGTGCCGGCCACCCCGGCCATGGAGCCGGACGCGCCGCCTTGCGCCGCGGCGTTGGCGTATTCGCCCGCACCCACCTCGGGCTGGGGCGGCGTGTACGACGGCGACAGGGCGGTGGTCTGGGTGCCGTCGTCGGGTGTGGGCGTCAGCGCGGTGGTGATTGCAGAGACAACGGGCAGGACCTGCGAGATGGTGTTCAAGAGCGTGCTGCCCGCGCCTGCACCTGCTGTGACGCCTCCACCTGCCACACCCGGGGCGGCGGTTACAGGCGTCGCGGGCGTCGTCACCCCGCCGGTGCCCCCATTGATGAACGAGTTCGGATCGCCCAGGTCCGGTGTATACGGGTTTTGCGGCGTGTAGATGCCCGGCTCGCTGATCACCTGCTGACCCGCATCTGCGACGTTCAGCGCCGGGTCGTTGATGAACGAGCTCGCATCGCCTAGTGTCTGCGCGCCCGTGGTCGTCAGGCCCTGCGCACCGCCCATGCTGGCCATGTTCGGGCTGGTGTTGAACTGCAGGCCGGTGCCGCTGTTGCTCGAGACGTTCAGGCCTGTGCCTGCGTTGCCTTCCAGCGGCCCGATCTGCGTTCCTTGCACGCCGCCGGTGAGGCTGTAATCCGCGTTCACCGACGTCGGACCGGTCAGGAACGAGCTGCCCGGCTCGCTGCCGTACGGGATGGCCACGCCACCATTCGCCTCCAGACCAGCCGAGCCCGCGTCCAATGCGTTGATCGAGTTGCCCTGCACGGTCAGCGAGGAATCAGCAGCACCACCCGCCCCTGCCGCGCCGGCCGCGCCGGCCGCCACGTTACCGAAGGCATAGGCGAGCAAGGCCTCCGTGAGCATTGACATGCCCTTTTCGAACCCGGAGGGCGGGGCGATGTACTGCTGGCCAAGGAATTTGCCGGACGGGTCGTACTGGTTCTGCCAGCCGCTGCCGCCGTAGTGGGCGTCCTGGAAGGACGTGGGGCTGAACCCGGCAAAGCCAGCCAGCTGGTACTGGTTGGAACCCTGGTCCTCACCGAAGGACATCACGCCCGTGGGCGTCGTGGCCGCGCCCGACAGCTGCAAGTTGCCGATCTTGCCGCCGATGCCGTTCAACGACGCCAGTTCCTCCGGTGTCAGGTCGCGCGCCATCGCGTTGAGCGCGGCATCCGGGCTGGAGCCAGCCGGCTTGTACGGGTTCGACGATTGGGTCAGGAGGGTGTCAGGCATGTTCAGCGCTCCATGAACGCCAGCGGATCGTAGGAAGCTGCGCCCGGGTTATGGAAACTGTCCATCTGCGCGAGCGGGTCGTAGCCCAGCACCTGCGCGTTGCCCCGCGCCGCGCGCAGCACGTTGATCTTGGGCGTGTCGATCAGCGCCATGATCGCGGCGCTGCCGTAGTCGGGGGAGCGGCCGATGCGCTTGATGATGTCCTCGCGCGATTCGACCTTGATCGTCTTGCCCTGCAGCTGCCACTTCGGCGCCGTGAGGTCGGCCTTCAGGCGCGGGATGAGCGGCAGCGCCATCTGCACAGCGTTGGCAGGGTCGAGCGCTTCGCGCATCGCCCACCACAGTTGCGACCGGAGATTGAAAAACGACAGCATGCCCGACTTGTCGCGCGTGGTGGCTGCCGTGCTCACGTTCACGCCGATCACCTGCTGGTGAAGTTCGACGAGCTTGTCGTAAGGGCTGGCGCCCACGCCGATCACGTCGATGTGAATGGGGGCGTCGTCGCGCTTGACAGCCAGCACCTGGCCGGCCACCGCGGCGCCGTCGGGCGTCTGCTTGCCGGGTAGTGCGATCGGCTCGCCGAACCACATCGGCTCGTGGCGCGGAATGATCACCGTCTCATCCAGGCCTCCACGCGCAACGTCCACGCCCAGCGATGCCATGGGCGCGAGCACCTCAGGGCGCTTCCACCGCGCCATCGCCGCGTCGACCCATGCGGTGGGAATGACTTGCCAGGGGTCATCCTGCACGCCGGCTTTGAAGTCGCCGTACAGCATCTGCGAGCGCAGCGGCTCGGGCAACGATTGAAGTGTGCTCATGTAGCCACTCGCCATGTAGTAGGGGTTGTCGGTCACGCGCGCAGGGATGAACGTGCGCGACTTCGGGACGATGATCTCCTCGGGCTTGTGCTGCTTCGCATCGAAGTCGTACACACGCTCGGCGCCGCGCAGCACGAAGGGCCTGTTGTCGGGGACCTCGTTGTCCTTGCCCGCGATCGTGGTGAACCAGCGAAGCTCGCCAGGCAATGCGGGGTTGGGGTGCTTGTCGTCCAGCCACGGGGCGAAAAACTCGATCACCCAGCGACCTTCGCTGGTGGTGGGTGGGTTGAACGTGAGCAGCGCCTGCTGCCTGATGCCCTCCTCGCCCGTGCGCATCCATCCCATGATGAATCGCACCTGTGCCTCGCGCATCTCGGTGGCCTCGTCGAAGGCCTTCAGGTCGTGCGGGCGGCCCTGCCAGCGCCGCTCATCGCCCGGGTTGTCCAGGCCGCCGAACTCGATCAGCGGGGCGCTACCCGCGTTCACGCGCCACAGCGACTTCTGCGAGTTGTAGCCCACGGTGTGCCCGAGGATCTCGGACATGCGCTGGATGAAGCCCTCGGTCTGCGCTTTCTCGCGCCGAACGACGAGCACGCGCTTGTGCTTGGTGATCGACAGGCCGGCGATCAGGTCGGTCTTGCCCCCGCCGGCCGCGCCGCCGTAGCCGATGATGTCGGCCTCGCTGTCGTAGGCCATCAGCTGCGGGCCAGCGAGCGGCTCCCACAGCTTGCGATTGGCCTCGAGGATCGCGTCGAACTCCGCGCGCTCCTCCGCGTTCAGGTAGGGCAGCAGCTGCGCGATCTCCGCAGCCGACAGGTCGATGGCTTCGAGCACGGCTACAGCAGGTCGGCCACCTCGCGCGCGGCCTTGCGCATGCGCGCGGTGACCAGCAGCGCCTCGGCGCGTGCGGCCGCATCGTTGTCCTCGGGCTGCGTGCGCAGGGAGCCGTCGGAGTTGGTGAGGTCGATCGATTGCTGGTGGCGAAAGCGGGCTGGGTCGTACGACTGCAGCAGGAACATCATCAGCTTGTCGCTGCCACGCATCGCGCGCCGCTCGGCCTCAGCGATGAGGTGCTCGACGCGAAGGCGCGTGGCGTCCTCCCAGCGCTTGGCGAAGGCCTCATCGCCCCGCCGCTTGGCGTACAGGTGCGACCAGTTCAGGGCGACGGCGGCGGCGGCCTGGCGCACCGTGCAGCCGTGTCGCAGCAGGCGGAAGAACTCATCCTCGCGCTCCTCGCGCGTCAGGCCCGCCACCACGCCAGGTGGTTCGGGTCCGATCAGGTCGTCGACAGCTTCAGCCATGCCGGCGAGGGTATGCGCACCTTGCCGGGGTTATGGAAACTTCACCGCCCGCGGCGAAGGGCGAAGTTGCAGACCTTCGACACGTAGCCCTTGCTGCGGTCGAAACGGCGGGCGAGCTCCGCCACGCGCATGCCGCCGTCGCGAAGCTGCCGCATCAGCTCCACCTCGTGGTCCGTGAGCTCGGCGCGATGGTGCGAGTCGCCGATGCGATAGCCGTTCACGCCGCGTTTGATCGCCAGTTCCATGGTCCCGTCCTCCGTGCGAAAAACTGCAAGTTGCAAATTTCTGCTGGTTCGTCCTCTTTGCCGTCCGGTCCGTCGTTTGTGCCGTTTCTGGAACACGAGCTGTGGCACATGAACACTCCCCCCTAAAGGGGGGAGATGTGTCCTGTGCCTTTGTGCCTTGGAACGTTCCGGCACATGTGCCACGTGTTCCACGTGTGCCAGCAAAAATCTGCACGTTCAACCCGCCTTGAACTTGCACAAAACTGCCAACTGGAAAGTTTTTGCGCGTCATGCGGGCCCCACTTTGCCGTCCGCAATGCGCACGCGACCCGCCGCAACGAGCCCTTCCAGCGCCCGATGGGCCCTGAAATTGCGCCGATCCCGCTTGCCATCGTTCGGGTCGTGGGGCATCTGCGCGCACACTGAAGTAAGCAGATCGTTGACATGCACGAGCTCCGAGCCGAGCCCGATCAGCTCCTCCAGCTGCATCATCACGAGCCGCTCGACAGCCCCCTTCGGCCCCTGCTGCGCGGCCGCCGCGATGGCCCTGACGGACGTTCCGTCCGTGTGCTCAACAACGCAGCTGGTGACCTCCTCGCCGTCCTCGTCGAACCCCACCATCACGGTCTCCAGCCGGAAACCGAATTCCGTGCCGTCGTCGCCGTCCTTCATCTTGGTGACGGCCAAGCTGCGCTCGTTGTCCGCGCGCACCACCTCCAGCTCCACATCGGCCGCGGCGCGCAGCCCCGACCAGCCGCGCGCCCCGCGCGAGGCGTCCTTGCCCGAGTGGTGCACGAGCATCACGAGAGCGCCGGTGGCGCGGTGGATCCCGCGGCAGTGCGCCAGCGCGCGGCCCACGTCTTCGCCCGCGTTCTCGTTCGCCCCGGGCATCACCTGGGCGAAGGTGTCCACGATCACCAGCTGCGCCCCACCGGCCACGACGATGGCCCGCGCGATGTCCAGCGCATCGCTCTTTTCCATCAGGTTCGGCGCGTCTGCCAGCACCGTGATGGGCACCTGCTCGAGCTGCAGCTGGCGGTGCTGGGCGATGGCCTTCAGGCGATTGCGAAAGCCCCCAGCGCCTTCGGCGGCGATGTAGGCCACCCTGCCCTGTCGCACCAGCCGGCCGCGCCACAGCGAGCCTGTGGCCACCGCCACGGCCATGTCCAGCGCGGCGAAGGTCT